TGGAGCACACCTACAGATAAAAACTTACAAGATCTATGTAAGAGAGCAGCAACAACACAGATTGAATTGAACAGTCAAATTGTTGCCAATAAAAGATTGGACTTTGAAATTGCTCGTCTTAAAAATTGTGGTGAGTTAAAATTAAAAGGAATTCAATTCCACCCCAAGAGTCCTTACTATAAAGTGTGTGCTGATGTTGTGGTAAACAATCCACCAGGACATGGACATCCACATAGACACTCTATCCCTTCGGTTTCAGTGCCGACTTCAGCACCCGAATCGCCTTTGTCCTCTCGCGCTGAAGATCTTGGCGCTCCTTTAGGGACAAAGTAGGGACTGTCTTACCTCTAATCTTAGCAATCTTTTTCATCACTTTCTTAACCGTTGGTTTGACTACTTTTAATAGTAGGTCTGCCAGCGGTTTTGCTAATAGTGCTGATGTAGTAGCGATGACAGCAATGCCACCCACGGATGCTACTTGCCCACCACTAGGAAGACCAGCAATAATCTGCTCAGGTATACCTACTGCTTCTGTAATCTGAATACATTCATTACCAGTCAGTTTGTATTCAATAACTTTCTTTCTATATCCTTCTACGAATGTTCCTACAGGTTCCTTTGCTTCTTGTGCTGGTGTTGGACATTCTACTTGGGCAGTAACAACAGGAGGTGGTGGAAGTTCTGGTGTTGCTGGAACCTCTGGTGATTTAGTTTTAGTTCCACCAACAACAGGAGGACCAGTCAGTATCATCTGGTTTGGTTCATAAGAAATAGGATTAAAACTGGGATAACCAGAATCGCAATACGTAACCACACCATTAGGATCGTCCTGTCTTAGTTGATTATTTTTAGCACTATTAGTTTCAGTCGCCTCAACACATCCTGGAATATTAACTACAGGCACACCAATGTTTACAACTACTGGTGGTGCTGTAGGAACTGCTGGTGATGTGTATCTATATGTTTGAATATCATTGATACTAATATTATTAATATCAATATTCATTCCAGTAATCAAAGGTATATCCATCAGCAATCATTAAACACTGATCCAACTTGAGAACCTAGTGATGACCCTGCTTTCTGTCCTAAGAGCAATGCCCATCCACCTGCTAACCATCCAACATATGGAATACTAGCAAGAGCGGGAACAGCAACACCAGCAGCAATTGCACTACCTGCCATTGCACCTTGACTCCGTGCTCCAGCGTCCGCCACGATGCACTCTACGTTTTTCGCAGTTAACTTTCCCTCTTCATCTGTTGCACCTCCCAGATTTCTGGTGCCTTCACGGGTGAACTGATCACGACGCCATTCGTTTCTGATTTCAGATCCACCACCAAACAATCCTCTACGTTCCTTGTCAACATCCAAAGACCTTTCGGACTCTAGAATCTTAGGATCGTCAGCACGGAATTCAATTTCATAACCATCCTTACCTGCCTTAATCCTGTAAGAAGAATAAGGACCACGAGGAATGTTAAATGTAGGAGGTTGAATCACAGGTTCAGGTTCCTGCCTGAAAACATATCCAAGCAGACCTATGTGTGCTACAACAAATACTCCACCAACTGAAGCAGCAGCAATCTTAAGTTTATTCATGGTTAGAATGACATTACGGGACTAGGCACAGCAGGACCAGTCATCTCAGGAACAGATGGCATAGCACCTTGAAGCATTCCTGGTAGTGCTTCTGTAATTGCTTCAGTGATAGCAACAGTTGCTTTCTCCCTAGCACCTTCGATTAATGTATCCTTTTGAACGTAAAGATAAGCACCACCCCCTAAGACAGATAAAGAAACTAAACCAGATAGTAGGGTAATTGTGTTAATTGCTTTTTGCATATCGTTGACATAATACCTGTTTTATTTAGATGACATGATTGCTAAATTGAGGTATAATAAATATTACCATAGGCGTAATATTTTGGGATATTAATGGGTACTTTCAGGAAGTCTCTTAAACTTGGGAAGAAATCCAGGCAGATTGAAGAGAATTTAAAGAAACTTGATAAGGAGTTGGAAAAGACTGGTGCCCTCAATGAGGATACCAAGACTTCTGCTGCTTCGTTGGAAGATCAACATAGGAAGTTTGATTGGCGTAAAGAATTTTTTCCTGAGAAGGATCAGTATGAGATGGTTAATCTTCTTTACGAAGAGCGTCAGCAAAAACTTAAAGATGCGATTGGTGAAGAGAAGATAAGGATTGCTGAAGAAGTTGAGACTTTACGTGAAACTGTAGATAAAAAAAGAGAACTTAGGCAACTTCAAAAAGTTGATCAGCATCTTGCAAATATTGATGTTGAATTTTATAAGTTGAGAGATGATCTTGTTGAGAATATCAATGAGAATATGTTCCCAAATATTCCTGCGATTGAAGGGAAGTTGGATGAGATACTTACTGTATATGGTAAGTTAAGTGATAAAATTTCTGAGGGATTTTTAAATGAACCTTCTGGATCTGCTCAGGGTGGAGATCCTCTTGCTAAAACTGATTTTGTAACTTTTGATCAGTTAAAGCAGCATTATAGTTTATTCTTAGATAGAATTTCTACACAACTTGCAACCCTTGGTGGTGGTGGTGAAGTAGAACTGAAGTATCTTGATGACGTTGTTGGTATTGCAACTAATGGATCTGCTTATGATGGTAAGTATCTAAAGTACAATCACACATCTAAAAACTTTGAGTTTGCTGATGTTGGTCCTATTGGTATCACAACAGAACTTCAGACTCTTAATAATGTTTTAGGTCTAGGTAATACCTCTAACCTTGGAATGAGTGTTGGGGTATCTACTTTTTCTGACAGTGTTACTGTTGGTGGTGCAAACACTGCTTTGGTTGTTGAAGGGAATGTAAGAATAGTTGGTGTATTGACTGTAGGAACTGGTTCTATCACTATTGATGGTGATAATGATACCATTGGTATTGGTACACATATACTCTCTGCAACTAAAGTTGCTCTGATTGATACTCTTGATGGAGATACTGCTGATTTTGCGGGAGATGTAAAAGTTGTTGGTGTTCTTACTGCACTATCTCTAGACTCTTCTAACGTATCTGTTGCTGGGTCTATTACAGGTACAACTTTCTATGGTGATGGGTCTAACCTTACTGGAATATCTGGTGGCGTTGGCGTCGGTACAACAACTATAAGTACAGAGTCTATTACAGTATCTGGTATTGTAACTGCTGGTCAGTTCATAAGACCTGATGGCACATCTTCTCAGTTCCTTAAAGCAGATGGTTCTGTAGATAGTAATACATATCTTACTTCTGAAGCACAAAGTCTTAATGGTGTTTTGGCACTTGGCAATACATCATCTCTTGGGATGAGTGTTGGGGTTGTAACTGCAACTGGATTTGTTGGTGATGGTTCTGGTTTGACGGGGTTGGTGTTTACTGGTGGAGATATTATCTTCTCTGGTATTACTACCTTTAATACGAATGCTCTCTTTGCTGATAATAGGAAGGCAGTCTTTGGTACAGACAACGATCTTCAAATCTTCCATGATGGTGCAGACTCTTACATCTCTGAACTGGGAACAGGTAAGTTAATCCTGAATACTAATGGACCAAATATTGAACTAAAATATAATAACACTGAACTCGCTGCAAAATTTGATCAAGATGCTGGTGTTCAACTATATTATAATAATCTCAATAAGTTAGAGATTATTGGTACAGGTGCAACCACATATGGAATTCATTATGCATCTTCCTTCTCTGGAAATGGTGCATCTCTTACAGGAATTACTACTGCTCAGATTGTAGACTTTGGTAATGTTGTCTTTGGTATTGGTAGTAGCACAAATGTTACTACAACGGGCACTATTACTGCAGGTGCATTTATTGGGGATGGTTCTTCTCTGAGTGGGATTGCAACTCCTGGATTTGTTAATGCTGCAGTTGCTGGTATCGTATCGTCGGCACCATCGACTTTGGACACATTGAATGAGTTAGCTCAGGCACTCGGAGATGACCCTAACTTTGCAACTACAACTACTAATTTAATTGGCACTAAAGCATCTCTTGCAGGTGCTGCATTCACTGGATCTGTTACTGTAACTAATGGATATCTCAGTGTTGGTTCTACAATGCTGTCTGGATCTAGGTTGTATGCAAAAGAAAGACTTTATATTAGTGATAATGAAGATATTAGATTATATCAAGTAGAGACTGGTACTCCAGTATTCCAAACAGATAGTTATCTAGATCTTGGAGCTACTAATAATACTGGATCTAATGGCGTTATTAAACATGGTAATAGGGGATCTTATGGTGGATCTTTAAGTATTACTAATAATATTGATAAAAAGTCTGCTGAGTTTAAGAGTGGATGGGGTGGTGTAGAACTTTACTACTGTGTTGATGGTGAATCCCCCAATCTAAGGTTCTCGACGACAGAGACTGGTGCTGGTGTTGTTGGTATTCTGACAGCAGACCGTATGGTTGGTGCTGCTACTAGCAACGTTATCCCATTCCTTTACAGTACAATTGGGGATCTTCCTAGTGCTTCAACTTATCATGGTGCATTTGCTCACGTTCATGCAACTGGTGGCGCATACTATGCTCACTCTTCTAATTGGGTAAGACTTCTTAATTATGATATTGGTGAAGGTAATGTCTCTATTGGTACTGCCAATTTTACTACTAGTGGTGACATCAGTGCAGGAATTGTAACTGCTGTTAGTGCTGAGTTGCGTAATCTAAGATTGGGGACTTTTGGATCTAACAATATATACGGAGTAAATGGTCCTCTGTATCTTGATTCTGAGTTTGGTCAAGTTGATATTGTTAATAATTTAAATGTTAATGGAATTAGTACGTTAGGTAGAGTCTTCACTCAGGATATTGTTGGACTGTCTAGTGCAACTTTCACTGGAATTGTTACTGCACAGTCCTTCCGTGGTGATGGTTCTCAACTGACGGGTGTTGGTGCTACCAACCTCAACAGTCTTCTTGATGTCAATGCACCAACTCCTTCTCCTGGTCAGGTTCTGAAGTGGTCTGGTAGTGAGTGGCAAGCAGCAGCAGACCTTACTGGTGCTGGTGGAACAGGTATTGGACTGTCTGATCTGTCGGTAACCACTGCATCTGTTGGTGTTGCATCACTGTCTTACAACAATCAGTCTGGTGTATTTAATTACACTCCACCCGACTTCTCCAGTTACCTCAGTAGTAATATTACTACTAATGTATCTCTTGGTAATGGATATGTCTTTACTTATGATTCTTCTGCCACTGCAAGATTTGGAACTCTTGGTAGCAATGACTATGGTGAAATCTTCTGGGGAACTGATAGCAGTGCAACAGGATTCCATGTAATTAATAAGGACTTTGATGGTGCTCTCTATCTGACCAATACTGGTACAGATGGTGTATACATCAGATCAACTGCAACTGAACTTGGAGCATCCTTCAAAGCAAATGCAGAAGCAAATCTGTATTATAATAATTCACTTAAGTTCTCTACGTCGGGAGTAGGTGCTACTGTTTACGGAGATCTTCAGGTTAGCAGTGGTGCAAATATTGCTGGTGTTGTCACTGCACAAGAGTTTAAAGGAACATTTACTGGTGTTGTTAACTATGCAACTCTCGCTGGTGTTGCAAGTACAGCAAATTATGCAAATGAGTCTGTAACTTCTGGTTATGCGAACGTTGCTGGTATTGCTTCTGGAATCTCTGGAACACCAGACCTTACTGTTGGTGAACTTACAACTACGGGTGCATTTGTAGTTGGTGCTGGTCAGACTTCTACATTCGGTGATAGAGTCACTATAAGAGATGACCTTGGAGTTGAAGGAACTACTCCAACAATTAGAATTCAGGATTCGGATGCTACCGAGAACTATGCATATCTTCAGTATGATGCCTCTGGAGATCCAACACTGAAGTTTAGATCTAGAGCAAATGCTAATACCCCAGATTTTATCTGGGATTCTGAAGCGTCTGGTGGTATTGATGATACTACCAGTCTCATGTATATGAAGGGTGGTCCACGCGGCAACTATGATCATGGGTATGTTGCCTTTGGTAGCACAGTTGCTGATGAGAGATTACACGTTGGTGGTTCTCTGAAGGTAACTCAGAACATCAGTGCTGCTGGTATTATTACTGCAAATATCCTTAAGGCAACTTTAGGTATTGATGCTCCTCTTTATATTAATGAATCTGTAGATGATGATAATTTTTATAATTTAGTTCTGCTAAATCAAGTTGATGCTGGTGGTAATAACTATCGTGCCACGATGGTTGATAATGGTGGAATTACATTTAATCCAGGTCAAAACAGACTGAAGACCAATAATATAGAAGCAGATCAGTTTGGATTCTTTGGTAATGGTACAAATCTTACTGGTATTCCAACTGCAATCATCGCTGGTAATGGAATCTCTATTGGTTCTTCTACTGGTCTTGTTACTATCAGTGCAACTGCAACAGGAATCAATACTGCTGATACCTTAGTAACTGGTGGTATCAATGCTCTTGGTGTTGTAACTGCAACTCAATTTGTTGGTGATGGATCTGGACTGACTGGTATTGTTGCTTCTGGAACTGGAGTTGTAATTCAGGATGAAGGTGGTGCCATTGGTACTGCAGGAACAATTAATTTTGTCGGTACAAACGTAAGTTCTGTACTCTCAAATGGAACTGCAACCGTTACTGTTGGTGATGCATATGCCCAGGTTGCTGGTATTGCAACTGTTGCTCAAAATGTGACGGGCAACCCAATATCTCAGTTTAATTATATTGGAGTTGGACTACCTCCTAATCCTACTTATTCACTTGATATTTCTGGTGATGTAAGAATGTATGGTGGTGATCTATGGATGCCATATGGATCTACAGGAAGTCTTGTTATTAGAAATACTGGTTCATATAGAGATGTTTCTTCTAATAATGATATTTCCCTAGCACTTCAAGCACTAGGAATGGGTGGTGGAGTTGGTATTGGTACAACTAATGGTCATGGTGGTCTGTTTATCAATACACCAACCAAGGTTGTTGGTGTTGTAACTGCTACTGCATTCGTTGGTGACGGTTCACTTCTGACTGGTATTGTTGCTTCTGGAACTGGAATCACTATTCAGGAAGAAGGATCTGCTGTTGGTACTGCAAGTACGATCAACTTTGTTGGTGCTGCCGTAACTGCAACTATCTCTTCTGGAACTGCAACTATTAGCATTAGTTCTCCACCTCCAGCATCTGGAGGTAAATTTGTTGATAATGTTGCTGGTATTCATACTACTTCTTCAGTTGGTATTAATACTGTTCTTCCTAAAACCGATCTTCAAGTTGGTAGTTATGGAATGCAGTCTGGCATTGGAACCTTTGCCGCTGTTGTAGGAACACCAGTTATTGTTGATCAATTTAATATCAGCAGCCTACCATTTGTTACTGCAGAATATACCTTACACGTTCAACATGCGAATGGTATGCAATCTCAGAAGGTTCTTGTTATGCAAGATGGAAGTAATTCTTATTCTAACGAATTTGCAATTATGTATTCTTCTGCTGATCCTCTTGTATCTTTTGCTTCCACATTGACTGGTGGTGCATGTCAACTTAAGATTACACCATTAACAGGAACAACAGGTATAACTACATACAGATTCTCTAGAGGAACTTTACTCTAATAAGATATGGATAAAAAACGTTACATAGTTGGATGTACTGCCCCAGAAGATTGGGAGTACATCCATGAGATCCTCACACAAGATGGAACGTTGGATGATAATATTCCAACCGAAGCAATTATTAGTGATGATCTTAAAGAACATAGTCCGACAAGGGCATCTTATCTTTTAACTGATGAGGAAGCTGCTTCTGTAGTACAGCATGAGAAAGTTCTTTATTGTCAATTAGCACAAGAGGATTATTCTCCACCATCAGAGGAACTTAAAACTTCTGTGCAGGGTTTTAGGCAGGCAGGTATTTCGTCACACTATCGTAGATGGGAAGAGTATGGTTTGCTTGAAACTACAGGTGGCAATACTAATGATTATGATATGAGTCGGACTGGATTTCAGTTACTTCGACATTCACAAGCAGTAGATCCTTGGTACACTGGTACTTCTAGTGGTGGAAGACAAGTATTTGATAATCGGGTTCCACAATATTCTACGGGTAAAAATGTAGATGTAATTGTTGCAGACGAAGGATTTTGGTTGGGTCATATTGAATTTTATAATCCATCTGATGTTAGGGATATTAATAATAGTACAACTGATGGTAATGGGGATTCTTATATCTTTGGTCCTGAAGATATGATTGAGGGTAATGTTCTAGATCCTAATGGTAGATGTTATGCACTTGATTTAATTCTTGATGCTCCATATTATATTGATCCAGA